CGAAACTGCGTCAATTATTCTTGGCATGCCTAACATTAGCCAAGACCTTAAAAACAAAATAGCAACTGAATTGTTATTACGCGAACAAACAGAACAAGCTAGTGCTTCTGCTATTGCTCAACGTTCGCAAGCTGTATTAAATAAAATTCGAGGGCGTTATATTGAACAGGGAACGAATATTGGTTCCCCAGATGAAGAAATGGCTTTAACTGCATATGGAAAATTAAGACCATACGCTAAAGATGCTGGAGCAGTTTTAAATTCTGCGACCGCTATTAGAAATAATCTTAAAGGCCGTACTACTACTATTAACAACCCTACTTATAATAGGACTCAATATCTTGAAAGAGACTAAAATGAAAACAACATTTTTACGTACACCTTATAACTATGACACGATTGCTGCTACCAACGAGTCAGGGTTGGCTTGTGAGGAGCCAACTCTGGCTCAGCAGCAATTTAAAGACGAATGTGATATTAATAATATTCTTCGTCAATTTAACATTACTGGACAGCTTCCAAATGCTCCATTGTCACCAAAATATGGTGACTTTAGTGGAATCTCTGACTATAAAACGGCTTTAGACCGTGTTATTGCTGCCGATGAAGAGTTTATGAACCTTCCGGCAACAATACGGGCTCGTTTTGATAACGATGCCCAAAATCTTATTGAGTTCCTGGACAATGATGAAAATCGCGCTGAAGCGGAAAAATTGGGTCTTGTAGAGCCCAAGGAAGACCTTACAACAACACCGCCTGTAGAGGCCTTAAAACCTACTCCAGAGGAGTCGGCGTAAGCCGAGCACAGTTACCTTACTAGATGTAACTGTGCTAGGTGACACCAAACCCTCAAACTTAAATTAACCAAGGACTAAAAAATGCGTACTTTACATCGTAAATCAGTCAATAAATATAAATCGGCACGCAAGTTCCGTCATCACGCTAAGCGTACAAAATCTGCAAATATGCAGAAAGCACCTCAGCGTGGAGGCTGGAGACTCTAATAAAGTCTCTGGACACCTCACATGTCCTGTGTTAATCCCCTCAAAGCATATCAATGCTTTGACAAATCTATCGTTTTTGACGAAGTCAGAAAACACGATATCGTACGATCGCTATCTTTGCCCTGTGGGCAATGTGTAGGCTGCCGCCTTGAGCGATCACGTCAATGGGCTATGCGTTGTATGCATGAAGCCCAAAACCATTCCAACAACTGCTTTATAACCCTCACTTATGACAATACACATCTCCCAAGCAATGGCTCGTTACATTACAAAGACTTTCAACTGTTCATTAAACGACTTAGAAAGTCACTCGGAAACGCTAGAATCCGCTATTACATGGCTGGAGAGTATGGCGAAAATTTCGGCAGACCTCACTTCCACGCCTGTATCTTTGGACACGACTTTCATGATAAAAAATTATGGAAAAGGACTCCCTCTGGTTCTTTGCTTTATAGATCCGAACACCTTGAAACTCTCTGGCCATTTGGTTATTCCTCCGTTGGAGACGTTAACTTCGAGTCAGCTGCATACGTTGCAAGATATATTATGAAAAAGATAACTGGTAAAAAAGCTCATGAACATTATGAGCAAATTGATCCTGAATCAGGCGAAATTGTTAAAAGAGTTCCTGAATTCAATAAAATGTCTCTTAAGCCAGGAATTGGCGCAGAATGGTATAAAAAGTTTAAAAGTGATGTCTATCCTCACGACTACGTTGTAGTTCGTGGAAAAAAAATGAAGCCTCCCAAGGCGTATGACAAAATGTATAAAAAAGATAATCCATATGAATATGATGAATTACTTTACAAACGTGAAATTAATGCTAAACTAAATCCCGATAATCAAGATCCAAAAAGATTGGATGCGAAGCGACAAATCTTAGAATCAAGACTATCACTACTTAAACGTAACCTCACTTAAAGGATAATCCTCATGAAATACGCTGTATGCGCTGTTAAAGATCGTGCTGTAGACGCTTTTAACCGTCCTCTATTCGTCCCAACCGTTGGAGTTGCTATTCGTTCATTTAATGACGAATGTAATAAAAAAGACTCCGAATTAAATGCTCATCCAGAAGATTATGATTTCTATGAATTAGGTCAATGGGACGATCAAACTGCTGTATATACACCCCTTGAGACACCTAGGGTAATTGCTAGGGCTCAAGATATTGTAATTAAAGAATAAGTATTTAAACTAAGGGTAGAGAAATGGCAACATTTCTCACCCAACACACTCAGGAGCTTGCACTCATGCATCGCAATAAATCGGTAAATGTTCATCAATTTACGATGATTCCAAAAGCGGATATTCCGCGTTCTTCATTCGATTGTCAATCGACACATAAAACTACGTTCGATGCTGGATATCTCGTTCCTGTATATGTAGACGAAGTTCTACCTGGTGATACATTCAAGCTTAATATGACGGCATTTGCCCGTCTGGCTACGCCTCTTTATCCTATTATGGATAATATGGTACTAGATTCATTCTTCTTCTTTGTACCTAATCGCCTAATTTGGTCAAATTGGCAGAAATTTATGGGACAACAAGCGAATCCTTCGGATTCAATTAGCTATGTTGTGCCTCAACAAGTCTCACCTGCTGGTGGCTATGCTATTGGCAGCTTACAAGACTATATGGGTTTACCTACTGTTGGTCAAGTCGGCAACTCTAATACGGTGTCACATTGTGCTTTTTGGCCTCGTGCTTATAATCTAATATGGAATGAATGGTTTCGTGATGAAAACCTTCAAAACTCTGTTGTTGTTGATACTGGTGATGGCCCCGATACTGTTACTAACTACACACTATTACGTCGTGGAAAACGCAAAGACTACTTTACATCGTCTTTACCTTGGCCTCAAAAAGGCACTTCGGTCACTTTACCGTTAGGTACAAGTGCACCTATTCGTACAACTGCGCTTAACGGTGAAGATGTACAAGTATTAAATGGTAATGGCGATTTAAAGAATTTAAATGCCACCAGTACCTATTTACAAATGACAAATGCATTAACTACGCCAAGTAAGGCGTTATATGCTGATTTGTCCCAGGCTACTGCTGCAACAATAAATCAGTTGCGTCAGTCCTTCCAAATCCAAAAATTGCTAGAAAGGGATGCTCGTGGAGGAACTCGTTATACAGAAATCATCCGCTCTCACTTCGGGGTTATTTCACCCGATGCTCGTTTACAGCGTCCTGAGTATATTGGCGGTGGTTCTACTCCTATTAACATTAACCCCATTGCGCAAACGTCAGGTACGAATGCAAGTGGAACAACTACCCCTATGGGCACACTTGCTGCTATGGGTACTGCCCTTGCTCATAATCATGGGTTTACTCAATCATTTACTGAACATGGTGTAATCCTTGGTTTAGTAAGTATTCGCGCTGATCTCACATACCAACAAGGCTTGGCTCGTATGTGGTCACGCTCTACTCGTTATGATTTTTATTTCCCAGCTTTTGCAACCTTAGGCGAACAAGCCATCCTCAATAAGGAGATATATGTTACTGGCGCTTCTACTGATAACGACGTATTTGGTTACCAAGAACGGTGGGCTGAGTATCGCTACTACCCTTCTCGCATTAGTAGCCTTTTCCGCAGTACTGCATCTGGCACTATTGACGGATGGCATCTTGCTCAGAAGTTTACTTCATTACCTACTCTTGGAGACACCTTTATTAAGGATACTCCCCCAGTATCACGTGTGGTCGCTGTAGGATCAGCAGCTAACGGACAACAATTTATTTTTGATAGCTTTTTTGATTGTAAAAAAGCACGACCAATGCCTATGTACTCTGTACCAGGCTTAATCGATCACTTCTAATATGGGTTTCGATATGGGTTCTATGGCTGGTGGAGCTCTAGGCGGTGTCCTAGGCTTCATTGGCCAACAGCAAACTAATCAAAAGAATTGGGATATCGCCCAATCTGCTAATGCTGCTTCTGCTGAACAAGCAGCTAAGCAAATGGATTTTCAAGAGCGGATGCGCGAAACCCAATATCAAACAGCTGTCGAAGATATGAAAAAAGCTGGGTTAAACCCAATGCTTGCTTATTCACAAGGTGGTGCGGGAACGCCTACTGGCGCTATGGGCAGTGTATCTACCGCAACTATGAAAAATGCGCTAGGCGCTGGAGTTAATGCTTATGCTCAAACCTCTGCTCTCGCTGCTGACGTTAATCTTAAAGACGCCAACACTACTGAATCCGTTGCTCGGACTACTAATTATGAGCAACAAGCTAAAAAAACTGACGCCGAAACTGCGTCAATTAGTCTTGGCATGCCTAACATT